CACCTAAAATACCATTCAATGCGGATAAAGCTATTGCTAGAGAAGCTCAAGTTTTTACTATTGACAGAATTATTGCTCTTGCACCATTCACCTATACTATAAATGAGCTGCTAAAGTATGAGAATTGGACTCAATTAAAGCAGATGATAGGTGGACTAATACAAATGGGATATGCAACCCAAGATGATTATGATGGTTTTTATTCTATTTTAAAAGAACAAAATGTTGATTTAGATGGGTTCTAATATGTCAAGAGAATCATTATATAATTTAGATTGCACAATAAGAAGTAAATCATCCATTACAGACGATTATGGACAATATATCTATTCTTATGCATTCAAATCTACTCAAAGATGTGCGTTTATGACTCTTACTGGTGGCGAAATTATTGCTTTGGGTTTGCCTTCTTCAACACTGGCCATAAGAGTATATCTGAATAATGACGTTGATATAGTAGAAAACGACGAGATTATATTGGAAGGGAATATATATGAAGTTGTTTGGATAAACAAATTAGGGCATGTTACAGGGCATGTTACAGGGCTTACAGAGGGTATTCAAGTAGATTGTAAATGGATTAGCTTTTGCGTAGGAGATTAATTCGTATATATCTACATGATTAAAATAGAACAAATAGTGTCAAAATATCTAGATAAAGTTGGAGAAAGAATTGTAATTGATGCTAAAGATAATGTTCCAGTGAAAACGGGCGCATTAAGAGATTCTATTCAAATGCAGAAAAATGGCGATAAATCTATATATGTTGGTAGCGACAAGGAGTACGCAATATATCTCGAACTGGGCACTAGACATATTACGCCAAGAGCATTTTTAAGAAGAGCAGTTTACAACAGAAATAATTACAGGGCATAAATATGAGTAATAGAGCATCAACAGTAAGTAAATGGATTATATCTCAATGTAAAGCGAATATAGGAACAACTGTATATGCTGGTATTGCGCCTAAGACTGATGAAAATGGCAATAAGTTATGCCATCCTTTTATAACGCTTAATACATTCAATAATACGCCAAAAAGAACTACTTGCGAAGATAAGGGAACATATGACATTCAGTTCTCTATATTTGAAACGGCTGAAAGATTAAATAATGTGAATGCTATAACGGATGAATTAAGAGACCATTTTGATAATTTGCAGGATATTGGTGGTTTTATTGATAGAGTATTATATGTTAATGATTACACAATAAATGACCCTGAGAATAAAGGATGGCAGGGAATATTGCAGTATAGGGTGTTCATGGTTTAATATTTTGGAAGTAAAAACGTATATATTAGGGTAGGCTACAGTGGTTTATTCTAGGAAAACAAACGGAGGTGTATAATGGCTCATGGTAAAAGTGGATATGTGACAGTTGGTTCTACTACGTGGTGCGCGGTTGAATGGAGTGTAAGTGGTTCTATTGATGAAGTAGATGTCACTACATTTTGTTCTGATGGCGCTCGCGAGTTTGAAGCTGGTTTTGAAGATTGGGAAGGTTCTGTGACGTTGCTTGACTCTAAGGGTAATCTTTTAGGCGATACAGCGGAAGCAGTTCTGGGTAACGACGCATGCTCATATAGTGGTTCTATTCTTTTTAATTCTCACGAGGCAACTAATGCTGTTGAAGATAGATTTGAACTTACTTGGGGCTTTAAGTTTACCGGTCCAGTTGAAATTGACGCTTAATTAAAAAATAACATACTAAAAAGGAGTATAAAATGTTAGAAGTAATCAATCAGGAATTTGATGTAGTGATAGGTGATAAAACCTTCGTATGCAAGACTTTATCACTTAGTTCACTTTTGAAGTTGTCTCGTAAATTGAAGGAAAGGGACGCTCTTAAAAAGGCGGAATTAATTGCTCAGACATTACCAAAAGAACAACGTGGTAAATTCATGTTGGATGTTTGGAATGAGATGGGTAAACCCGAATCAAATGAAGAAGAGACGGCTTTTGCTGATGCGTTGTTTACGACAGTACATGGCATAACTGAAATTATAAAGTATGCAATTACAAAGTTCAATGATATAAAAGAGAGTGAGTTGGATGATTTACTTGACGCTAATTTCACATCTGATTATTTCAATTATCTATCTAAATTAGCCTACAAGATAATTGGTTTTGAAGCGCAAGAAGATAGTGCTGAAGAAACTGAGGAAGATACTAAAAAAAAATCAGACGATACAATGACGAAATAACAGTTGATTGGAATAGAGATATAGCCACAATATGCAAGGTGTTTAATTACACGCCTGATATTGTGGCTTCTTTTTCCATACCACAACTAAGCATATATAAATCGTATGCCTATAAATGGGATTATATATCATGCTCTCAGGGGCGTGAATTAAATCCTACGGAATGGAATAAGATATTTGAAACTGAATCGGTTAGTCGCAAAAATCGTAAAAATACACATAAGGAAGCTGATAAGATGATGCCTGCAATAGCTGAATTGAATAAGCAAGGTATTATGAATCCTAATATCAGGCAGATTAATGACAAGATTTACGAAATGGACTCTATAAAACCAAAGAGGTAGATAAATGGCTAATATAATTGATAATGTTGCGATACAGATTGACGCTGATTTAACTCTTTTTGACCGTAAATTAAAGCAGATAAAAGATGAGTTAAGTAAAATACAGAAGATTAGCGTTGACATGGAGCAACGTGGAAGCGTAACTGGTCAAAAAGGTGGTGGAGGTGCGATTGGTGCTG